TAACACTTCTTGTGGATCTGCTTGATCTTCGATATAACATCTTATATCTATTGACAAGAATCTCCATTTAAACCCATCGGGTTGATACTCTCTAGTTTCATCTCCTGCTACCACGCATACTGCGGGGTATTCGTCAATTTCATCTAAAAATTTTAGTCTCCCATGAGCATTATTAAATATATTCGAATTATATGGGGCTACCCCATTAATCTGTGTTTTAAATTCTTTTACTAAGGCATCTACGATTTTCTTTCGCCCTGTCCTATACGTTGATGCCATTATATTCTCCTAGTAGTTATTCCTATACCGAATTTCTCTCTTGTTTCTTTTTCTGCTAAATTTCTTATACTTCTAGAAATTAAAGGTTTGGGGTTAAATCCTGTGGGCCATTTCCTTATTCCTGTATTTTCAAAAGTTTGATATGGATTTAACATATATGTATATTTTGCCATAACTGTTTTACCAGTACTACTAGGCCTTAAATCAGCTAAAACAGCTGAATTTGCAAATCTTCCTGTTCTATTTATAAGAGCAGGTCTACCCATATTTTCTTGAATTTCTTTAGGTAATTTTCTATTAACTTTATTTCTTATTTTTATAAGTTCCTTAGCTATATTACCATGTTCTGTTTCTTTTTTAGGCGAATGAGCTGCAGCTGCTTCTTTCCATGTAGCTTTTGCGATACCTGCTTGTATAGCTATTTTTCTTAATTTATTTTTGCTTTTTACAAAATCGTTCTGTTTTCTTGATCCAAGTTTAATTTTTCTACCTGCCTGATATCTTTTAAAATTTCCTTTTCCACCAAATACAGCAAAGTACCCATCTCTATAAACTGAATATAAGTCTTTTGATCCAACAATATTCATTCCTTGCTTTTTCATCATCTTTGATAACTTATTAGCTTCTTTTAATAAAGTCTGGTCAGGCTCCCAATCTGGAAAGATTGTTTCAGAAGCTTTAACACCTATTCTACGTTCTGCCCAATTCTTCATTTCATGGGTTTTAGCCCCCATTACTTGAAGACTCCATACCTTACCATCTGCATTAGGAGTAACTTTTTCTTGTTTATTTAACTCTAACTGGCCTAAATCATTTAGAGGTAGCTTATGTACTAATTTACTAACATCTCCTGGTTCAAGTCCTCCACTTTTATAATGCTTATTAATTGCATCATTCATTGCTTTCAATCGTTGTAATTCTGCTATCTTCTTATTAAGTGTTGGATCATACGCTATATCACTAGGAGGTGTATTTTGCATATTTGCCTGTAAAGTAAGAATTTGCGCTGCAAGTTTTTGACTAAGAGGTTGTAAAGTATTATGGTCTAAAACTGCTGGAATATCCATTTCTTTTAATTGAGCATCCCATTCCTTTATTTTTTTACCCTTACCTTTATTTTCTTTTATCCATCGAGCAACTTTTTCGTGCTGTTTTAATAATTTTATAGAATCATGCTCAGTTAGTTCAAAAACAATATTTTCGTCTATTTCTTTTCTGTAAGTATCTCGCTTTCTTCCTAAGTCGTCAAAAGTTTTCTTAAAAACATCACTAACCCTCTTTAAAGCTCTAGGAGTTGTTGTTCTTCTCCATTTTGTGCTTCCAGTTTTCTTTGCCATTATTTATATACTTTATACATATCAAGTACACGCTTAATATGATCTGGAAAACCAGTATTATTTCTAATACTAGTAGATACTGGATTTTCAATCATTGCTCCTGCAATTTGCATTCTTTCCTTTCTTTCATCTTTGAGATAGTACTTAACTAAATCAAATATCGCTAGTTTTAAGTCCTCTGGGGTAGCGCTGTATCCAGCAGTATAAACTACTTTTACAGCTTTTCTTCCTTTTGGAAATGCTTTATCAGTATCTTCATTAGTACGAATTATACTATCCGTCATAGTATCAACAATATATTCATATTTACCACTACTGTCAGAATTTTCTGTGATTAGTGTAACATATGAATCTGCTTGTGATTCTCTTTCCTGTACTGAAGTTACCGTATTAATAGGTCCTTCGTCTAACATAACTCTAGTAGTTACATTATCTTTAATATCAAAATATTCAGTTTTTGCAGAACTATAGTCATCTATAAAGCTAGTACCACAATAATTTTTAACAAGTTGACTTACGGAATCCACTATAACATTTATACGAGCGTCCATAGTTACCCCCGTCAAACCTGCGAAATCCTTGTACTGTTGTAATGTTATTAAATCTGCCATTTTTCTCCTCTTAATTTTAGTGAGGGGATAAATCTCCCCTCACGTAAAATCATTTAGCTATTAACTACCTTTGTACTGGTATGCCCACTTAGTAGTAGCTGCATCGATCATATCGGTGAAGCCAATTCTTTGTGAAGCAACTAGAACTCGTCTTTGATTCGCAACTTCGTAATCAGACTCTATAGTCATTCCTCTTAATCGAGGTACAACATAGTTTCTTGGATATACGCAAAGCGCTGCTGGCATGTTTACTGCTGCAGTTGGGAATTCGTCAGATATAATGATTTTTGTACCAAATACACTTCCGATCTCTCCATTTAGCTTTGTGGCTGCGTCGCCAACTAAGTTCACATCTTGAAACTCAGCATCTTCTAATAGTTGATAATAACTCGTAGAAGAAACTATATACACTAGATCAGCTGGGTTAATTCCATATTTACCCATATTCTTTCTTAGTGCCAATAGTTTAAGAGCTGTTAAAGAATCAGATGCAAATGCTGTAGCTGATTGTGTTACATCACTATCAGCTTCTGCTAGATGCCAGAGACCATCGAAAGATGCACCGCTAGTGCCAAAAGCACCATCAGCGTTGTTACCTAATAGTAACGCATTTTCTACGGCTCTTGCATGTGATCTAACAATTGACTCCCTAATTAAAGGAAGAATTGGAAGAATCGCATCTTCTTCAGTTTCATTACCTAAGTAGGATTGTGAAATTAGTTTTTTAGTTGAAAGAGTTCTTTCAGTCAAATCAACACCACCATAAGGTGATCCATAAGTATCACCAGTTTGGGCTAAATTACCATGTGGGCTTGAGCCCGTTGCTGTCTGGTTAGAAGTAAATTCTGCATAACCAGAGTCTGGTAAAATTGGTATAATTTGAGTCGCACTTGACATTGTAATCTCTCTAAATAGAGGGGCCAATACCAATGCTAATTGAATATCTCTTTCCACATTTGAGGATACAGTCTGTTCAAAATCTGCACTTGAAACACCCACACCTGAGTGTGCGTTAACTTTTTCAAGAGTGTCTTTTCCCAGTTTAGTATCCCAACCCTTTCCTGTAGCTAGTCCTAACGTCCATGCATCATTGATGTCACTTTCGAAGGCTTTCTCCCAGTTAGAGTTTTGTCTATCACCAAAAATTCTTTTAGATTCACGAATTGCTTCGATTTCATCTTTCTTTTCAGTGAGTTCAGTTCTAAGTTCGTTAACTACTTTTTCAAGGTCTTCATGCTTTTCAGAAACACGTTTTTCAACATCTTCCATAAGCCTTTCAGCTCCAGACATTCCAACTTCTACTATTGTCTTAACTTTTTCCTCTTCAGCTTTTTCAACAGCTTTTGCTTGAGCTTCTAGCTCAGCTGCATCATCGGCGTCTGCTTGCTCCTTTGCTTTTTGTTCAGCTTGTTGCATAGCAATTTTTGCAGCAGTTGCTTTCGCAATTTCTTCTGCATATGCTTTCAAGTCTACTGTACTTTCAGCTTCTGGAGTTTTTGTGTCCTTAGACATAGGTTTCTCCTGTGAAACGGTTTTACCCGTGGCTTGTGGCGTATCAACTTCATCAATATTAACTGTGTCTGTTGATGTAGCCATATTATTGTTAGATATAAAAGCTTTCTTAAACTCCTCGTATTCCTCTTGAGAATCGAAAGATTTCGCAATAGAAAACATAGCAGTCTGGTTAGCTGGAACACTAACGACTGATACCTCAAAAAGTTCGGCGTCTTTTATCTTATATCCGTCAGTTTCATCATTATAATCAGCATCCTTGACTCTGAAACCAACGGAAAAGGCTCCAAGAACGCCGTCTTTTATTAAATCTTTTATTTCACCTGCTGATTTAGAGATTTTTGCTCCCACCTCTAAACCCTGTTCGCTTACTTCCATAGAAGTAGCGCGACCAATCGGCTTATTATAGTCATGATTGAACAAAATTATAGGATTTTGTTTAAAATTCTCTAATCCATTTGATTTTGTCCATGCATCATGGTTAATAACATCTCCAGTACGATCCAAAGCATTAGTAGAAGCCAATCCTGAGATTTTTATGCTACCGTCTTCGCCCTCGCCTAGAGTTTTAAAAGTGTTAGTCCAATGAAAAATTTTCTCCATTATCTACCTCACTTTTTCGCTTTTTTGGGAGCTGCTTGTGCTTTCTTTGGAGCCGCTTTCTTTGGTGCTACAGCCGCTTTCGGGGCTGGAGCAGGAGCTGCTTCAGGGTTAGCTTTGGCCCATTGGTCTGGAAAGTTAGATCTTACCATTCCTTGCATGCGAGCCCATGACCCAAAAGGTCTTTTTGCTACCATATATCTTATGGGAGCATCATCGGCTTCTTTATACTCAGAAGGAGTCATCATCATACCTTTTTCAGCAAAATAATCTGCTAATTGTTTAAGTATCGCTTTCTTGTTCGCCATTATCCTGTTCCTCTTCTTGTGGTGGTCTTCCACCTTCTTCGGGGTTCGCTGCTGAACCCGCTATATTTGCTGGGACTCTTAAATCGTCATGTCCTTCTAAAGGTTCATGTCCTAAAGCTTCCCTAGCCTCATTTGGTGCCATAATGCCAGTATTTACAAGAGTAGCATAATAAGATGCTTGATCTCTTAACTCTGGTTGTAAGGCTGGAATTTCTGTTACATTCTCAGTTACCTTAAATCCAAAGTACCTTTCAAAAGCATAACCAATTTTTCTTACTATTGGAAGTATTGTTTCCAGATAGTATAGCCTATGGTTAGGTCTAATGTTAGCATTATTGCCTCCGTCTAAAAGAATAGGTGGTACACCCATTGCTTCTAGAATAATTTTCTCATTTGCGTTAATGGAAGCTTGAAAGTCTAATTCTTTAAAGTTAATTTTTGTTAGATCATCAACTTCAATCCCTCCATCTAAAATAAGTGGCCTTCTACCGCCATTTTTAGGATTATATCTTGTTTGCCATGCTTGCAGCATTCTTTCTTTAATTCTCTCAGAAAGAGTGTTAGGGCTCTTAAGTACTAATCCTGGTACCGCTCCATTCTTGAAGAAGTTATCTTGAAACTTCCTCATATTATCTAGTAAATACATAGTTCGATATGCTGGTTTTAATCGTGGTACTCCTCTATAAATTGATTTAAATGAGTTTTCTTTGATATGTATAATTTCTTTAGGAGTATAATCGATATGACCATCATACTCAAACTTATTTATATAAGTACTAGTATCAGAATGAATTGTTACGTTCTGTGCTGGAAGATGATAAATATGTCTTCCATCAAAATAGACGAAAATATTACCGTCAATCATTAAATCAATAATAAGATTTCTCTTAAAAGTATTGATATCCTGAAACGGGTTCGGTTCTTTATTAAGTAATAAATCTACACGAGTTTTTCGAACATTTTCTACTACTGGTGCGATTCCATTAATTTTTAATCCTATATCATAAGGAATATCTGAACTATCGTCTACTATCATATTCACAGCGCGATTAACTACTTCTAGTTCCTCGTACGCTGATCTGTAATTGTCCTTGCTTTCTCGGGTGTCAATTGTTAACCCTTCTTCCATGCCGATAAAAGACTGAGCAGGATTTAGTTTCTCCTCCTCAACTTGTCTGCCTAAAATTCTGTCATACCATGCCATGTTTTTCTCTCTGTATATTAACCCATCTCTTTTGCTTAAGTGCTGTCACTAACTTAGGTCGTTTACCATAAATACTGTGGAGCCTTTGATGGTGGGCTTTGCATAGTGTAGCAGCTTCGTGATAAATTTCATTTGTATACTCTTCAATGAAAAGTTCTCGAAGATTCATTATTTCATCTGCCGAGGTTATAGTAATTTTCTTACTCTTTAACCAAGTTTCAAGTAGCTCAGTCATTCCGTAGAAGTGGTGAAAGTCTAAGTTTTCTGTTTCCCCGCAAATATAGCATTGGGTTGCTTTCTTATACTTAGATTTCGCTTTATCTCTAACGTACTTGACTAAATCTCTTTTTAAATCCATAAAATCTCTATTTATTAAAATTATACCAAAATTTCACCTTTTTGTCAACAATTATTTTTTCGTTGGTCTCCACTAAAAAGTGCTCGCTGATGTCTCAAAAGTGTAAAGTCCATATCTTAAAGCGTCTGACATATGACTAGCCATATTATGTTTTGGCCTCTCTTTCATTAAATTGGGGTTATTATCCCACTGATACTGGTCTACTGCCTGCAGTACATGTTGACATTTTTGATCTACAATCAATTTGTTATTATCAATTATGCCTGCTGCATGTCCAATTCCGTCAAGAACAGATTTTTTAGCATTTATAGTAGATATATCGTAATTTTGGGCAAAATCAAAGCGAGTTTGTTGAGCTGCCGAATCGATATAAATCCAATCTATGTTATATTTGTCTACTCTTTTACGAATTTCTATTGCATGCTGTTCAGTAGTCCTCTCAGCATCAAGGTATTCATCTATTAGATAAAATTTCTCTTGATCCCAATCATATGCTATCACGCAAAAAGCCGTAGGATCCTTATACCCGACATCAAGACCAGCAAAAACGTCCATTTTACTAGTATCAAGTTGACTAAGGTCTGCGACACATTCTTCAAAATTAAAATTCCATACTTGTCCCTCATATGTGTTAAAATCTGCTAAGTATTCTTGTGAAAACTCAGCTTGGGACATCGATTTTTTAGCTTCTACGATATCTTCCTTACTAAATCTTGGATTTTCATGGTAAGTAGCTCTTATAGAAGCCCAATCTTTAAATTCATCACTATATCCTCTGTGATAAAAGTCTGCAAACCAATTATTTCGACCCCTTGGAGTGGAAATGAAGACGGCTTTGCTATCTTCTTTGTCTAATGTAGGACGAAGGGCAACATTAAACGCATCTTTTCCGTCAGCTAGCGCTGCTTCGTCGAAAATAATCAGGTCATATGATCTACCAACGGTAGAATCAACCTGATTAACCGAACCCATTCTTATAGTTGAACCATTAGATAGTTCAATTACCTTATCTTTTGCATTATCTCTAACCACCTCGAGATCAAAATGCTTTATAAGTTGCCTTTGTAAATCAAAGGAAATCTGCGATAAAGCATAATTTGGTGACATAATGAGTATGTGGGAACC